GGAGGTAATCGACAATGACCACACCAAGTCCACCCAGTTTCTTGCTCATTCGCCTGGCTTCCGCTCGCACCTGATGAACGCTGAGGGATGGCTTGTCGTTGATATAGATCGGGGCTTCGATGAAATCCTTCATGCAGTGGCCGACCTTTCCCCATGCCTCGTCCATTTTCCCGCTAACCTTGCTCAGCAGATCTTCTTTGCTTACCCGCGCCCGGTGAAAAGCGACTCGCTCAGAGATTTGCTCCACTGGCATTTCGAGACTGAAGAACAGCACCGGCTTTTTGTTTTTCAGGCCTACTGTTTCTGTCACTGTGGTGCTAAACATGGTTTTCCCCATGCCTGGACGTCCGCCAACGACGATAAAATCCGTATTGTTGAATCCGCCGAAAGCGCTGTCGATGGTCGACATGCCTAGCTCTGTTTTGTATTTCCAGATATCGCCGCTGATAATCGACTGGATGGTCTCTAACGACATGTCGATCCCGGTGGTGATGTGCTCGGTGCCATAGTCCGCACTGTGCTCGATGCCGGAGATATCAGCTTGGATGTTGCCGATGATGTCTGCGATACCCTCGGTAGTTGGTTCGGACAGCTTCTGGATCCCAACCTGTAACGCCAGGGTCATACGGCGACCAAGGTACATTTCCCGAAGCTTTTCGCAGTAGGCCGCCAGGTTTGCGAAAGACGGAGTGTTTTTGCTGCATTCAGCCAGGTAAGCGAAACCACCCGCACTTTCAAGCACTCCGAGCTGCTCAAGGTCGCTGGTCAGCGTAAGCAGGTCTATCTTCGAACCGGATTCGTTGAGTCTCTTATAGGACTTCAGAGCCACTTTATGGGGCGTTGCTGTGAAGTGGTCCTCTGTCAGCCCCTCAATCGCATCGGTAGCCATGTCCACGCCATCTGCGCGCCCTGCTGCAAGCATGATTCCGCCGATGACGGCCTGTTCAACGTACAAATCGATAAAACGGCTCATGCTTTCACTCCCTTGCGCTCACGGTGCTCGTTGATGGCCTGCTCGTAGACAGATCCCCAGTTCTTTGGATTCAGGATCCAGTCGAGAGTAAGCCATGGCTGATCGCCTCTGGTACCGAACAGGGAAGACTTGCTAATCAGCTCGAAGGCCATTCCCATGTGTTTCAGTTCTCGCCAGTTTCCCTGGGTGGTTTTGCCGTTCCACACAGCTTCCAGGTCTCGATAGGCCGGACGGCGGCGGTTCCACTCATGCAGCGAAACGGCCTTCGAAGGGAATTTTTCATTCCAGAGCTTGATGATCTCTTCGTGCGGACAGGCTTTCGGGTTGCTGCCATGACCATCTGCCCATATCAGGGCGTCTGACAGGTATCCATCAAAGCGGGTCATACGGCACAGGTTCTCTGGCTTGAAGCTGTGACCCCAGTTCACATGGGCCCAGCGGATAACGAGTTTCAGCTCTTCAGCGGTGTAGCACTGGTCTTTGCCGTGGAGAGAGCTTTCTCGAAAGGTGCCAGCGCAGCACAACGACTACCAGTTAGCTCGTTGAAGTAATCCATCACTTCCTGAGCGAGTGAGTTTTCCCCCTGGGGGGATTTAGGGGGATCTTTTCTTTCTTTCTTTTGAATAGTGTCTTTTGTGTCCCCCTGTTTTGAGGGATACGACTCCCTCATTTTGAGGGATGCTTTCTCCCTCGTTTTAGGGGATTTCCCCTCATTTTGAGGGATGCACCATTCTGAGATGTTTTTATTTGGTCCGAACATGCCGCCTTGTTGCTTGATAACGTTCATTCTGACGAGTTCTAACTTGGCTTCATTGCACCGCTTGACTGGCAACTTTGTTATCTCGCTAAGTTGCGAATCGCTTATTCTGTCCATTGGCTTATTCCAACCGTAGGTTTTACGCAGAATAGCGAGCAGCACTTTGAAGTGTCGCTTGGTCAGATCAGCGCCTGAATAAGCCTCAAGGAGCATATTTGACAGCCTGGCGTACCCATCATCGAGTTCTGCCACACGACGCTCCACTACCGTCAGAGACGGTCTTATTGGTGTTACTGTTGCAGGGCTACTCATGACCGCTCTCCTTCCGCTTTAGTTCTTCGATGATGGCTCTCAGCTTTGTACCGACAGCCGGGTTACAGGATTTGATGAACCGGTCACGAGCAATATTTTTGTGAATTGCTGCCTGGTAAAATCGAGGTTTCTTAGGCATAATGACTCCTGTGAATTGATCCAGTTAATTCCACCTGAAGGCCGCTTCTGTTACAGCAGAGCGGCTTTCGTCATTTCTGATGGTCATGCTTCAAAATCCCCTTTCACTCCATCCCGGTTAGCAATCAGGATTGACAGCAAAAGCGACATGTTCGGCAGCAGGTTTTCGCGCCAGCGAGTAACCGTTGATTTGTTAACGCCAGCTACTTTTGCAATGTTGGTCGTGCCGATTTCTGCGATCTGACGATGGAGCCACGTTTCGATTCGTCGGGCCTCCGCTTTGTTGCGTGTCGTTAAGGTCTCCATTTGCGATACTTCCTCTCATGTAATTGGTTATGGCCGCCGTTAAGCGGCATGGTTCTCTGGGTGTGGAAACAGGTCGGGAAGATCAGGTCGAATTTCGTGCGCCTTAATCTCGCCACCAGTAGCGTTTACGATGGCTGTTACTTTTTCCGGAGATACGGAACCACCGTTAAGCCACTTGTGAACCGCTGGCTGGCTAACGCCGCAAATATCTGCGAGTCGCTTCTGGCTGCCAACGATTTCTAAAGCTCGTTGAATAACTTTGTTCATGGATTTTACCTATCCGATTACTGGATTAATGAAAAGATAACCCAAGTTATGGGTATTGTCCATAACCTTTGTTATTTTACTCTACATAACCTCGGTTATATATTGATAAGATGAAAACATTTGCAGAACGACTGAACGCGGCTATGTCGGCCGCTGACATATCTCAAGGACAGTTGGCTGATAAAGTCGGTATATCCCAGCCTGCAATTCAAAAGATGACGTCAGGTAAAACGAGCGGCAGCCGTAAGATGGTCGAGCTAGCTCATGCTCTGGGTGTAAGACCGGAATGGCTTAGTTCTGGAGTGGGGGAAATGCGGATTGATGGTAATGTGCCATCGGCGGCCCAACCTGTCTCGGAAACAATTGATGTCTTTCGGGTTGATGTTTTAGACCTGAAAGTAAGCGCTGGTCCGGGGTCTTTTATGATTTCTGAATTTGTTGAGGTCCTGCATGCTATTGAGTTCACAACTGAGCATGCCAGATCTCTTTTCGGGAACCGCACTCAAAATGATGTGAAGGTGATGACCGTAGACGGTGACAGCATGTGCCCAACGATTCAGTCGGGAGATCGCCTGTTCTTTGACGTTTCGGTGAGGAACTTCAAGGTTGACGGAGTATACGCATTTGTCTTCGGGCAGCACTTCCATGTCAAGCGCCTGCAGATGCAGGGCCTGCAGTTAGCCGTGCTTTCAGATAATCCGGCTTACAAAGATTGGTATGTGACAGAAGAAAATCAGGACCAGCTCTACATCATGGGCAAAGCGCTTATTCACGAATCGATAGCTTACAACAAACTGTAGCAGTGGCCGGAAGAGACTTTTGGATAGAGACGAAGCTGCGGCTGGTGTGATAGCCGTCATCATTCAATATGATTGATGAAAATCATCATAAAGTTTGTGTTCTTTTAGTCGATTTTAAGTGTATATATATCATGTGCGCGCGATATAGAGATGTTTCCTTTCAAAGTCAATTATTTCATTGCTAAATCGTGCTTATTGAGCGGAAATCGTCCAATTCGCATTGAAAATCGATTGGAGAGATCCTATATAAGGAGTATAGTTAGTGACCCAAGAATTTAGAGATGCTGTAAAAGTGACAGATGCAGAAGCTTCTTTTCAAGAAAGGCAACTGTATCAGGTTCAGATAGCTGTGAAGGCTTTGATTGATTTCGTTGTCACTAGCTTTGAAGAGTTGGGTATCGAAAAGTTACATGAGCTCGTTGATCCGTCACTTGATGAGGTTCATGAGATCATTCTCAAGCTTGATACCAAAGCCAAGCAACTTGGCGCTCTTGACCTACAGCAGGTATTGCTTACCGCGCAGATACTGATTCGTGATATTAAACAGAAAAACCCAGATCTGTGTGCACAAAGCTCCAAAATTCTCAAAGGGGCTGTAATTTTTAAATAACTTTCTTTTGGATGAAACGAGGCACTGCGGAGGCGCATATGAATAAACTCCACACAATTTCTGAGATGCTTAAACTGGCTGGCCGTCTTAATGAAATCGTTGCAGAAATGCAAGCTCGCAAGGATGCTATCCTTGCAGAAATGAACAAGAAAGCTGCATAACCCAGTTCTAATGTTCATATTAAACCCGGCCACCGCGCCGGGTTTTTTTGTGTCTTCCATACCGAGATCCAAAAGTTACTGCGCTGGCGTTAAAATCAATGACTTACACTAACCACTAAAGCAAGCATCCAATGCAATTCAATCACTTATGACGTGATCCAAAATAACCTGCGCTGGCGCATGTTGCTCCTGCACTTTTTTGTCACTCCTGCACTACCTTCCTTTCCGCACTATCTCGGCTGCATCCCTGTTCACTCCCTTCCCTATCACGTTGCCAGTTTCCTTCCGGTACTGCTTCAGCTTGTCGATGATGTTTTGCTGGGTCATGGGTAAATCAGCCAGTGACAATTCCATCACCGCCCGCCCCATCGCCTGAATTTTCCTGCTTATACGCTCTTCATCCAGAACCATGCACATCCCTCCTGCTGTTTTTTTAAGCATAGCACTCATGATTTACAAAAATAAATTCATTTAGTTATCATTAATTTATAACTTATGTGATTGATATTATAAATTAGGTTATTGCCTTCACTCATAACTAAGGTTATCTTTACCCCATCGAAACGAAACATCGACAGCTGAGCGAAGTTAGCCAGCGGCGAAGTGGAGATTCGGTCAGTCGAACGGCGCGACAGTAAACCATGCGTCGGACCATAGGCGGGCTCAGGGAGAGCGGCAATTATGGCAAAGCGAAAAAAGATTTATTCCAGTCCATTCGAAGCTGAGTGGGCTGTGCTGAATCACAAGAGGATTTTTTATGACTCAGGCATACATTCCGGCGTGTTTAAGAGACCTTCCTAAGAAGCGTCAGAAGCCACGCAAACAGGCGATTAAAGAAGCGCAAGTGGAAGTCCTGAATAAGGCAATCGCATCGATAAAAGACGATATGCGTGCGTTCAAAACAGAAGAGCAGCGTCGCGGTCATTACCAGGCGATCAGCACACTCTCACAGATTCGTGATGAGTTGTAGCAGCTGATAGATAAAGCATTTCTCCCGCATCAGCGGGTAACTACAGAGGGCAAGAGGATGAAGATTGGTGAATGCGATAACAGTTACTTCGGGGAAGATGACACATTCAATACACAAATATCACCTAAGGCGCTTGCGGCCCTTATTTGGCAATACAAGCACTGCTGTAGGCTCTCGAAGTTAACTAGCCAAGCTGCTGCTTACCGCTTATGCCCTCACAAGCTGGCTGAAGCTAAGCAGTACCAGATTCGCCGCGATCATCTGGAGTTATTTTTGAGGGTGTTGTCCGATTCAACTGCTGATTATGACGTGGAGGAAATCGACACTTACTTTGGCGGAGCTACTGATGATTGGTCGCTAATCCTCAAGGAAAGAATTTCTGACTAACCCGCTACGGCGGGTTTTTTATCGGCCATACCTCAGCTCATTCCAACGAGTGAGCGTGAGTTATGACAACCGGCGCCCATCCACCGCCCATTGAAACACTGAAGAAATGCGTTGAAGTCTTGTATTAACAGTTCCGTTCGCCGCGATAAGGCCAAGAGGAAATCATGGTAAACCAGCAGCAGATCAGA